ACATTAATTTCGTGAAATGCCGATATTTCTCAATGATAGGCTCGATTTCTTTTGGAATTTGTTTTTTCTCCTTTTCTTTTTTTATATCAGGTTCCTTTTCTTTTTTTTCCTGTTTTTCTTTTCTAAAATTCATTTTATTCACATTCCTTTGAAAGAGTCCCCATTCCGTCTATAGAAATAGGGACTTTATGGTTTTATAATGTTTGCGTAATAGTACACGGCGATATTGCTGTCGAACTATTCGGCATAAGGATGTTACATGTAAATGTGATGGTTCCTGTATCAGTACGAGCAAACTTCAGTTCTCCACTGGTCGCTATTGATGCTCGTGGAATCTTAATTGTAATACTTTTCCCATTAATTACCTTCGATACTGCCTTAACTGCCCGTTCCCGATATATGGTCGTTGCGGTCGGGAAACTATAAACAGTCGTTACAGCAGACCCGCCGAATGCAGCAATCAGCGTTTTAGTACCCATATCACGGAGAGCGAATTCGATATATTTCTTACTGGTACCAAATATCTGGATATCCGGTGTATCCTCTTCCTCGATCATAATATCGGTAACACTGGGCGCTTCAATTACGAAATGTGCGCTATCTGGTACAACATTACCAATTGTGACAAATGATGCCACAGTTCCAGGGAAAGCTCCGTTTGATTTCACATTTGCGAATTGAAGGGATGCTAAACCGACAAGTCGAATATTAGAACGCAAATCTGACATATTATTTCACCTCTTTCATGTTAAATATTGAATTGTGCAATTTACTCTAATTGACGAATAACTGATACCTGCCTGGTCGATATCCGCCATACATCCCTGACTGTTGATTTCAAGATGCAGATAGGCGGTTGTGGAGGCATAAGCTTCGAGTACGGTGAGGACTGCGGCTGTCATGGCGTCAAGATTCTTATCATCGGGACGCCCATCTTCCAAATCCTTTGCAAAGCAGTTTATGATGACCGTACAGCCTTGTAAATCGATATCCGTACCTCCGTCGATAGGGAGCGCTCCGACGGTGATGTCGCGCAGAACTGAATCAATGGGTCGTGCATTCCGATAGACTTTCCCATCTAATGTGTTCTTTACTGCTGTCACATTGATAACTGGGAAAAGATTATCGAGAATATCGAACGTCGTTTTCATCTTATATCGACTCCGAGTTTTTCTTTCATAAAAGCCGCCCACCGTTCGCCTTCATAGGAACTTCCAGTGATGACATCATATTTTTTCGATTCTACTGCCGCTGCATATTCCATTCCAGCAGTTACTACGAGTACAAAACCTCGATTAAATTCTTTGGCAAGTTTATCAACGAGTGATTTTCCGGCAGAAACACCTTCCGCTCCTTGCCCGACTTGCTCATACTTTTCAATACCGACTTTCCCGTCAAATATCACGGCATAGCCGATAGAACTTCGGAGATTGCCTGACCTATCCCAAAAACCACCACCGGGAGCCGGTATTAATTTTGTGCCTAAAGGTTGTCTTTTCCTTGCAAAATTGACGCATTTAATACCGATATTAGATAAAACCTCAAACATATCTTTGATTTTCTTCCGCTTAAAAGCATCTATCTTCCGGTCGATATCTGCCTGCGTAAATTCCGGTATCAGTCCTGGCATTTCATCTCAACATGCTTCTGATAGTTGAAAAGCTGCACAAGGATATGGTCGGCGGAAAAGAAGGTCAGCTTTGCCTTTTTGGGTACGCTGCTCGATCCAGAAAATAGAGGCGTGAACACTTCCCAATTATAGTTCATAACCGCGCCTCCTTCTCCGACCGTATAACGCCCGCTTACCGGCTGTATATCGCAGGCTATCGATACTATCGTGTTGAGCGTGCCGGGAGTCCAAACACCATAAGTATTCGTCGTCCCGATACTCAGCCATGATATAGTCGCCGTATGTGGGTATTTACTTACCATATTTTCTGATATCTGCTGTCAAGCGGAGCGCCGATTGTCTTTGGAAGTAAATTCCACTTACGTAAAATTTCCCTTCGCATTGATATTAGCGTACCCTTTGAATAATCAATGAATCGTGAACCTTCTTTGAAATTTGGGTGACTGCATAGAGCGAAATACACGTCTGCCGCCGCAAGGTCTACCTTTTGTTCATCCGCCGCCGAATAAATTGCACTCGTAGACGTAACGCCATTATCAAGCAGAGCCTTTGTAAGCAGATCGTCATTCTCATACTCTAACATAGATTGCAGAGCTTCCAGAATCGTCATTTAGCTACCTCAAGCTCCAAATGTTGAGTGTGATTCTGTATCGAGTATGTAACAACCATCGATAGTCGGCCATACTGGGAACGCATTCGTTTCTGCCAGCGTCCATTCACATACTGGATTTACTTCGCTGTACTTGCTCACGAGAATATGACCTTTCTTTGCAATCGTCGCCTGTTTCGGTGCGTTCGTTTCCATCGCTATTGGACCGACATAGGTTGCTCCAAGAGGAAGTTCAGGAGCAAATAGAACATATCGGTCTGCACTTGATGCATCGAGCCACGGATCATAAGCTGTTCTCGTATGAGCTGCATTCTCTATCGTAATCGACGTATCGACAACGATAATAGTCGGCAAACTCCGCGATAACAGCATATCATTTGCTTGTGCAAGCGTCGGAATTGGACGGAAAATCGCACCCGCTACATAACCAACTCCGCAATAATTCTGTACCTGCGTTGAAGTCTGGAAGGCGATGAATTTCGATAAATTCATGATAATATAGCGAATAGAGGAACCTATCGTTTTTGCCTCTGCGACAATAGTTTGGATGTCTGTAATCGGCGTGTTTGTTGAATAAGCGCCAGTTGTCCAGTAATTGTCAGCCGTTGCCTCGACTTCCTTGTTAGCTGTAGGAAGCCCGAAATCAATAACATCCTCAGTGATTATTCCGCCGCCGTTATTGATTGTTGAAAGCGTAATCGTACCGCCAGCCATAGCCCGAATAGCGAGCCATTCAAGTCGTGCATTCACGCCGTCTACGCAGAAATCCACATCATTCCAAATGAGTGGTAAAATCTGTGATAGTGGCGACCCGATAGCCTTGGCAACATTGTAATCGTTGAGATCTGTTTCACGCATCGCACGCGAAATTCTGATAGGTGGAATATCGCCAGAAAGACTTCTAACAACTGCACGTGTCTTGATAGGGGCGCTCGTATCATAAGCGACAACATCAGCAGCAACCCGATTACCCTGACTTCCAATTAACGTTTCCCATTTAAGCGAATTAACATACTTAACGGGGAAAAAATCAGGATAATACAGCTTATCATACACGCGATTCTTGAGATAAACCTCAAGAAGTCTTGATGTCATGTCTTGAATAATTGAATGCTCCATCTGAGGTCACCTCCTTATGCGAATCTGATTCGCGCGGTTAAGGGTGTCTTTACGGCTTCATCAGGACTGACAAATGGCATAATAGATTCGTCAACATCGCCACGTGTAACTGCACCTGCGGTGATGTTTTGAAGCGTTGTGCCAGATTCCAGACGTACACGAACGGAATTATGGAGCAAACAGGCAGCAGAAAATTTTACTGTTGCGCCAGTTCCGAGACCACCAGCGGTCGCTTCTTGGATTTCAGTACCAGTTATAGCGGTACAATGAAGTCCACCACTTCCCGCTGTCAGGTAAATAATATCAGTTCCGATTCCGTTTGTTTTTGTACCGATTGTAATAGATGAGATAGTAACTGCTGTACCACGACCATCGATCATTATATATTCATTAGCTTTAAATATCTGCCCAGGCGAATTTGGAAGGCTGGAACTGTAAACGTAGATCGTGACGCAAGACGCTGCTCCGATTGTTTTCTTCAGTTTCGCCGTCTTTACGACATTGTAAAGACCAATCGAAGAGGCGCTGGCCGCAAGCGGTGTACCAGGAAAGAGAAATTTGGTCGTAGTCGGGATACGGGTTGTGCTGATCGTCACCCCTCCCTTTATATCTGTAAGAATTTCAAGGAACACCGGGTTATATTGCGTCTCTATTGCACTTGTTACTTGTAATGACATATTTTATCACTCCTTTATTTTGTTGCGGCTACCTTAGAAGCCGTTTCAGGCGATGAAATCTTGCCCTGGAAATCAGGATTAATCGGAGCGCCGCCTTTGCCGATGGATTTCGCGTATTCCGCGATTTTACTTTCTTCAAGAGTTGCGCCTGCTGATCCGAATTTCACTGGAGCGAGTTCACCAGCCTTTAGTTTTGCATCGATATTTTTCTGCTGAAGTGTATCGAGTTTTTTTTTAAAATCCGTCACTACTTCAGCAATCTTTTCAGGATTGTCCACTTTGACATACGTCGCGAATTCCTCGCCCAGCCCAGCTTTTTTCAGTTCTGCGCGAATACGCGAATCCAAGTCGCCCTGTGATACGCTCGATACCAATTTGTCAATCTTCTCATTCTGGCTCTTGATCGTATCTTCGAGCGCCTGTATTCGTTTCTGCTCCGGTGTCATGGTTTCCTGTTCTTTTTTTTGCTTGTCCTTCACCTTTAAATCTTCAGCGTCTTTTTTGAGTTTCTCATCATGCGTCTTGATTGCCTGTAAGACCCGTCTGTCGGTCTCGCTTTGTAAAGCCTTTTGAAAGGCTCCATCGAGACCGGCATCTTTAAGAATGCTGATAAGCTCCTCATTCGTATAGCTCTTTGCTTTATTCGTGTCCGCTTTGAGTTGCGTGATAGCCCCTGCGATTTCGTCCACGGTTTTCACTGTGATTTTCTTCCACAAGTCCTCGCTCAACCCTGCTTTCTTTAAGGCAGTTTTGATTTCGGATTCAAACATTTTATTTTCCTTTCGTATTTATGTGTTCAGCGGCTCCCTGCTTAGCCG